CCTTGCGACCGAATCTCACAGAAAGGTCAGCAGTGTGAGTAGTCTGGATGATCTTGAGCTTGGGGTTCCTGCCGATCATAAAGGCCGGGAACAAATAGCTGGCAAATTCAGATTTTGTGTGCCTTGGCGGCATATTGACGATTAACCGCCTAAGGCTTCCATCAGCGATACGTTGCAGTTTTTCTGCATAAATCTGATGGTGCTTGCCCATAACGAAGTCGGGCCAGACAGTCTTCACAAAAGACATGAAGTCTTCGCGACACTGATCTTTGTTCTTTAGCTGAACCAGCGCCTCTTTTAGGCGCACATACTCAGTTAGCTTATCTGGCGAAAGACCAGAAAGCACATCAGTTTGGGCCATTACACAACAAAGCTGCTGATTGGCACCGTGACTCTACGCAAGGGCGGAATGGGGCTTACAGACGGCAAACCTAATCCGGCATAGGTCTGGTAAACCGGCGGAACATACGCGGGCGCTACTGCTGGTGCTGCCTGCTGGGGATCGCCAAGGTCAGGATCAATATCATCTCCGGTATCAGGCGGCGTCATCTGATCGATGATGTAGTCAATCTCTGATTGAGAGGGAATGCCGACCATGTCCATGTCTGGATTGCCGAAGTCGTCACTCCCACTAATATTTACTGGGACATACCCGCCCCTGCCGGAACCGAAAGAGCCGCCAACAAGAGAGCCAAGAGGACCCAAAAGGCTGCCCACCGCCATTCCAAAAAGACCGCCTCTGTCAACGTATGTCCCCCGCGTCATGGAGCCCGTCGCTGGGTTGTACACGGGGCCCTTCTGGAAAGGCGTGAAAGTCTTGATAAGGCTGTTAAAGAACCCCTTGTTTAGGTCTTCGGCCTTTGTTAGCTCATCTTTACCTGTGACGACATTGCCTGTGTAGTCTTTCACCAAAAAATTATACAAGTCTTGCCGTGACTTCGCGTATTCAGGGTCTGTCGCAGCTTTTATGCGGGAATCATAGTAGTCCTTATAATCTTGATCAGTCATCGGCCCAGTGCTTGTGCCAGCCCCATCTTGTGCCTGTTGGGATTCTTGCATCCCAACCGGTGTGCTTCCGCCGCTTGGCTGGGTGAATGACATGACATCTTGGTTATCTTGTTCAGCTTGTGCAGCTTGTGCAGCTATCGCGGCTTCCGCCATCGCGGCATCGGGAGAGAACGGATCCGGACCTGACACGTCAGGTGCATTAACTCCGGGATCAGAGCCGGAATCAGAGCCGGAATCAGAGCCGGAATCAAAGCCGAGAGCAAGGCCGGGATCAAAGCCGAGGTCAACGCCTACATCCCCACCAGACTGATACTGCGGGACCAAGGAGCTAATGCCCTGCGGCATCATCGCCCGAGGCATTGTGGCGTTGCTCAGCGTTCCCATTGAATAGTTAAAATACTCGCGAGCGCCGGGGTTTCCTGCGGGCAGCGACGGGGCGCTCTGCATCTGCGCCATAGCAGATTGCGCTCCAAACACTCCGGGCGGTTGGCTAAAAGGTTGATTGTACATTAGTTTACCTTACAATGCTGATCGACTGCGTTAGCAACAACTGCATAGGAGCGGCGAGGTGACAGACCTTCTGCCCACTGAGCTTCAAAAAGCTATTGAAGCACTAAGACGCAACGAATTCAATAAAACAAATACTGCAAAAGAATTGGGGATACCCAGAAGTACCCTTAGGGATAGATTAGCTAGCGCCGAAAGACAAGGCGCAGATATCTGGGGGGCTTCATTTGACGTTACTCAAGAGGCAAAAGGACACCAAGACCTTGAGGAGCTTAAAGAAAGAAGAAGGAAGGAGTGGCAAAGAAAAAAGTCTTCTACTCCTGAAATTCTTAATGTGTCTGTTAAGCTCGACGGCCCTATTGGGCTTCTGTTTATGGGTGATCCTCATGTTGATGACCCCGGCACTAACTTTCCTTTACTTGAAAGACACGTTGAAATCATTAACAGGACGCCTGCTTTATTTGCGGCAAACTTAGGCGACATCAGTAATAACTGGATTGGACGCCTTGCTTCACTTTACGAACACCAAGCGACTACTTCAGCGGAGGCTTGGCAGCTAACGGAATGGCTCGTCACGGCTGTTGACTGGCTCTACATCGTTGGCGGCAACCACGACCTATGGAGCGGAAGTGGAGACCCCATAAAGTGGATGGTGCAGAACAGCAACACGGTCTACCGGGCGCATCAGGTCCGCATTGCCATGAATTTTCCCAACGGCAAGGAAGTCAGGGTGAACACCCGCCACGATTTCCCCGGTCATTCGATGTGGAACACGGTTCACGGCCTTGTGAAGGCGGCAACTATGGGCCACAGGGACCATATTCTTGCTGCCGGTCATAAGCACACATCCGGCTATGGGATGGTAAAAGACCCCCTTACCGGGCTAATTAGCCATGTTGTAAGATGTGCCGGGTACAAGGAGCTTGATGAGTATGCCGCCAAGCTGGGACTGTCGGATGTCAATATGTTCCCCAGTTCCGTTGCGATCATTGACCCGGAATACGACGATAGCGACCCGAGACTAGTGACAATGTTCTTTGAGCCAGAGGCTGCTGCGGACTACCTGACATGGTTAAGAAAAAAGAGCAAATCCGCAAATACACCCTCGAAATCGAGGACGTAAACGGCACGGATGTCTACCATGCCGATGATTACTTTCTCTCAGAAAACAACGACATCTTGACGGTTAGGGTCGGCAAGAAATCAATAAACTTTCCCACCGCCGGGTTACTCTCTTGGTCTGTTCAGGAAAATGAAAAACAGAATGTCGTGTCTCTCCGAAAGGGCGAGCAGAAAGGCCCCTCTGGATTATGTGGTCGAAATAGACGTTCCAGAAAACGAGATGACCATGACAATCCAGAGAAGGGGAATGCCAATGGCAAGCGAGGCGGACCTAAGAAGCCTCTCAGGGATGTTTCAAAAAACAAGAAAGTAAAAGCAAGTAGTGCTATAGTCCCGGCGAAAGAGGCTGAGTGACATGGCAGAGTCATCGAAAAAAGACGCTTGCTACAGCAAAGTAAAAGCAAGATATCGCGTATTCCCCAGTGCTTACGCATCCGGGGCTATTGCCAAATGCCGTAAGGTTGGGGCCAAGAACTGGGGCAACAAGGCCAAGAAAATGGCTGATGGTGGCTCCATGACCAAGGGATGCGGTGCTGTAAGGCCCAGCAGACGGAAGCGATACAAAGAGTTCTGATGGACGAGTTCGTGAATCTTTGGCCGATTGTATCGGGCGTTATTGTGGTTGCGGCTCTTGCTGTTGCATTCAGGGCCGAGATCACTGTGCGTGTCCGTGTTCTGGAAGAGAAAGTCTCTGAGCTTTTCCAGATCATCAATGATCGAAAAAAATAATGGCTATCAACCGCACAGATATGTCCAAGCAACTCAAGAGCGGGGGCCGGGTTCGCAAGACCAAGAAGGGCGCTGCGCTCAAAAGGTGGTTCAAGGAAGAGTGGGTCGATGTCCGTACCGGAAAGCCCTGCGGTCGTCAGGAAGGGGAGAAGCGAGGAACGCCGTATTGCCGCCCCAAGAAGCGGGTCTCCTCAAAAACACCGAAGACGGCTGGGGAAATGAGCGCAAAAGAAAAGCGTTCGAGGATCAGACAGAAGACGAAACTGGGGCAACCGGCTGGTAAGCCCCGCAGAGTCGCCCCCCTGAGGAGAAAAAAGCGTGGCTAGTAGGGTAAGAGAGGCCGCTTGGCACCCAATTCCCATCAAAAAGAAGACTTCGATAGGGAATAGTGTTCGTTCACGGCCAAAAAACAAAAGCAAACTTAGGAATTGGAAGAAATACAACGGTCAAGGGCGCTAATTGGGCCATTTTCCGTTTTTTTCTCGGTCCAATCCAGAACCCTAGCGTGACAGATTAAGGAAGACCATCCCGGTTTCCTTCAGAAACTCCCGCTTCATAGTAGAAAAACGCAGGACCATAGCGGTTAACTCCGGGGAATACTGCATGGCCCGCATCTCTGCATGGTGAATCCACCACTCTCTGGGTTTCAGGTTCAGGTGTCCCGGCATGGGAACCTGACTCGCGGTCATGATGAGGATGCGACCGGCATTGCCGCAGACGGTATCTAGGAATTTACCGGCGTGTTCTTCCGGTATGTGTTCGGCTACCTCAATAGACCAGACCACATCGAATGGTTCCGGGAAGGCTACAGGAGCCTTGCAGAGGTCTATCAGAGCGATGTTTGGGGGTCCGAGTACCTCAGGGTCCACATCGATCCCAAACGCCTTAAAACCGGCTTTCTGGGCCGCTATGACCTGTCCTCCTACACCGCACCCCACATCTAGCAGGGTGCGGCATCCGAAGGTCTTCAGGAGGGACAGGGTGCCTACGTCAACATGGGTGACGTTGTGGTGTCCTCCAGCATAGATCGGGGTCTGGTAGCTCATTCGAGTGTCTTCAGTTCTGCGGCCAGTGAGGCGTATCCTGCCATGTCGATGTAGTCGTCTTCGTTGAAGCTGCCGTGCTGTGTTCTGGCGACCTTCTGAAGGAGGTTAAGCATCGCAACATCGCTTTCGCTGATCGGGCCATTTCTGCCATGCAGATAGATGTTCCAGTAGCGCGAGATGTCTGCAAA